CAACAGGAAGTGTTGGAACAGTTACGGTATCAATTACATGATTTCACCCTCGGAAATATCTATGAAATTATTGCAAGCCGCCGCTGAAGCGCCTGGAATAAATTATTCCATAAAGGTGCGAAGGGGGGATGACGGTTTTGAGGTCGGTGTTACGTTTACTGGCCTTGAAGACGATTCCCATGCTGATCTTTTTGCCCATTATATATTGTCGCTTCTTGAATTAAATGGAATGGGAAGTGCTGGGGAGTTACCAAATTGAATTATTCGACACTTGTTCAGGCAATTAAAGATTACACCCAAAATACGGAAACAACATTTGTGGGGCAGATTGATCAATTTATAGCTCAAGCAGAAAGGCGCATTTTGCTTGATGTTGATCTTCCTTATTTTAATAAGAATGTTACTGGCGCGATGACGAGTGGGAATAGCTATCTTGCCAAGCCGAGTGATTTTCTTTCTGCCAAATCATTAGCAACCATTAGTTCGGGAAATGAGTATACTTATTTGTTGCCGAAGGATGTCTCTTTTATGCGGGAGGCATATCCTGATACAGATATAACGGGGCAACCTAAATATTACGGGCATTTTGATAATTCGTTTTTTATTCTTACACCCATCCCCGATGCGGGATATACGACTGAACTGCACTATAAATACAGTCCTGTGGGTCTTTCATCCAGTAACACGACAACGTGGTTGGGGGACAACGCTGACCCTGCTCTTCTATATGGCTGTTTGATTGAAGCCTACACCTTTATGAAAGGTGAGCAGGATTTATTGCAACTGTATATAGGCAGGTACGGCGCTGCCATTGAGGATGTTAAAAGGATAGGGGAATACCTCGATAGAAGGGATTCTTATAGAAACGGGGAGCCAGTGATGGCGTCTAATTCAGGTCAGGCGGCATGATTGGGCTTGAGGCAAAGGGAGTCCCTCCAGTTTTTGTTTCGACAAGTCGGAACGGGGGGTTATCGGCTGACCAATTGACGGAACTGTGCTGTAATAAAATTATTAGTGTAAGTGAAGATGCCCCTCCTGTAATTCGGCAACAGGCAGAAGCGTTCCGTTTGCGGATGCAGGGTATTGTACACTTTTACATATCCCAAGCTATGCAGTCGGAGCGGGATACTTGTGTGCAGACTGCGCTCGCAGGCGGTTATAAAGATTTAAGCGACATCTTGAGGAGAAAATAAATGGCGTTTTCAGGCAACTTTATGTGTACTTCTTTCAAGGGAGAATTATTGGAAGCTGTACATAACTTTAAAAATTCAGGGGGCAATACGTTCAGGCTTGCACTTTATACGAATAGTGCCTCCTTTACTGCTGCAACTACAGCATATACTTCTAGTAACGAAGTGAGCGGTACGAATTACACAGCAAAGGGTAATTCTTTAACAAATGTTGATCCATCTACAAGCGGCACAACCGCGCTAACCGACTTTGCGGACACGAGTTGGTCTTCTTCAACCATCACGGCGCGTGGCGGTCTTCTTTACAACGACAGTGCAAGTGGAGACCCAGCATGTTTGGTGCTTGATTTTGGTGCGGATAAATCAAGTAGCTCAGGAACCTTTACCGTTCAATTCCCAGCGGCGGATGCGTCTAACGCGATTATCCGCATAGCGTAGTTTATTATGTCTGGTTGGGGGCGCAACACTTGGGGTTCAGGCCCGTGGGGAGAGCCTACTGACGTTACGGTTGCTGTTACGGGTGTAGCGGGGACTGGAGCAGTTGGATCAGTAACAGTATCAATTAGTAAAACAGTTGCTGTTACGGGTGTAGCTGGAACTGGAGCGGTTGGTTCTGTCACAGCAACGGGAACGGTGTCTGTTTCTGTAACGGGTGTTGCGGGAACGGGTTCGGTTGGTTCTGTCACAGCAACAGGAACAGCAGTTGTTTCGGTTACTGGAGTGGCAGCGTCAGATGCCGTTGGCTCGGTAACGGTATCAATTAGTAAAACAGTAGAGGTGACGGGGGTTTCAGCTACTGGAGGTGTCGGGTCAGCCCTTGTTTGGGGGCTTGTAATTCCAGGCCAATCAACAAGTTGGACGGGGGTAAGTCCATCTCAATCAACAAGTTGGACGGGGGTAAGTCCATCTCAATCAACAACCTGGACTGAAATAGCAGCGTAGGAAAAATATTATGGCTAGTAGTTTTACAACACATCTTGGCATAGAGGAGATGACGACAGGCGAGAAGTCTGGCACTTGGGGTACGATTACCAATTACAATTGGGACATTATGGATCGAATAGCTTCTTACAAAGCTGTTGCCATAACAACAAATGCAGACACGGCTACCCTGACTGTTCGAGAGGCTTCTCCAGGCACAGGCACTGAAAACCTGCAAGACGGAATGTACCGTGTGGTCAAATTCACAGGGGCTTTGGATTCAAATTGTACGGTTACGATAGCGCCGAATACAACTCAGGTATTTTTTATAATTATTAACGCTACGACAGATTCTGGTTCTAGTGGCCCATATTCTGTAATTTTATCGCAGGGCAGTGGTGCAAATATAACCGTAGAAAATGGGAAGTCTGCGGTTGTTTATTGTGATGGTGCTGGGGGTGGAGCAGCGGTTATTGATGCTTTATCAAATTTACAGTTAGCCACCGTAACCTCTTCTGGAGATATTACTGCCAGTGGCACTTTCAATGCTTTAGGTGATACTGCTGCTGATGATAAAGCTGCTATGGGCTACACAAGCGCAGAAGGCTTAATTCTGACTGGGCAGGGGTCAACCAATGACGTAACAATCAAAAACGATGCGGATGCCGACGTTCTCGAAATACCGACAGGTGGTACAAATGTAACCGTAGTAGGTGATATTACGGCTGGGGGAACTGTTGGAGCCACGGGTGATACAGCAGCAGGCGACGATGCTGCCTTGGGCTATACCTCTGCTGAAGGACTTATCCTTACAGGGCAGGGTTCCACAAATGACGTTACCATCAAGAATGACGCGGATGCTGATGTTATAACCATAGCAACTGGCGGAACTAATGTTGACATTGTTGGGGATGTGACAGCTTCTACCGTGAATGCGGATGGAGATACCTCTGCGGGCGATGATGCCGCAATGGGATATACCTCTGCTGAGGGGCTTATTCTTACAGGCCAAGGATCAACAAACGATGTAACCATCAAGAACGATGCTGATGCGGATGTCATTACGATTGCAACTGGTGGAACCAATGTAGATATCGTTGGAGACGTAACGGCAGCTACTGTCAATGCAGACGGAGACACTTCTGCTGGTGACAATGCTGCGATGGGGTACACTGCTGCGGAAGGTTTAATTCTAACGGGGCAAGGTTCTACTAATGACGTAACCATCAAGAATGATGCCGATGCAGATGTTCTTGAAATACCAACTGGGACTACAAATGTTTCGGTAGTGGGTTCTGTCACGGCATCTTCTTTTGCAGGGTCAGGATCAGGGTTAACTGCTGGAACGACTCCTATAACTACTCTTGATATTGACGGCGGCACGGATATTGGAGAGGCCATCGTAGATGCGGATTTATTCATAGTAGACAATGGTGCTGGTGGTACAAATAGAAAAGTAGAAGCTTCCAGACTTAAAACCTATGCGGGTGGTGCTGGCTTAGTTAAGATTGCGACAGGCACATTCTCTGGGAGTGAAACCAACGTAACACTCAGCGGAATTGACACCACTTATGATACCTATCTCTGCACAGTTTCAGATTGCAGACCCGGAAACGACGATGTCAATTTGCGGATGTATTTGGGAACTTCGGGTGGTTTTTTAACTACTGACGAATACAACTCTTTTATGACAAATGTATATAATGGATTAACTGGCACAACCTATAATACTTATTCCGCCTATACAGGAGATTCCAAGCAGGAATTTAATCTTGCTGGTATTGGAAACGACGCCGATTATGGAATAGGCGGTGTTATGTGGCTTCATTTTCCCGGCGACCCTACGGTGCGTAATTTGTACACATGGGAATGTTCATACATGAGCTTTAATGATTATTACTATGGGGTCAGAGGCCAAGGCGGTCTCGATGAAGACTACGACATCACCCAGGTGAAATTTCAGTGGTCGGGCGGTAATGGTGCAAGTGGTCGATGCACTTTGTACGGTCTGTCTCATGCATAAAACAGGGGTTTGGAAATGGTAGATAAACTTTTTAAAAATTTAAATGGCGAAATTGTCGAAATGGATGCAGAGGAGACCGCTCATGCATTGAGGGAAGCCGCTGAATGGGATTCTGAAGCAAATGATCGAGCGATGGCGGCATTGAGGCGACATCGCGATGGCTTGTTGGCTGACACTGATTTTTATGCATTATCAGATGTTACACTGTCAGATGCCATGAAAAATTATCGTCAGGCACTGAGAGATTTGCCAGCTAACACTTCTGATCTTTCAAATATTACATGGCCGACGAAGCCAAGTTAATGCGCTGTTGTGGATTTATCATTAATAAAAACCTTGCTCCCCGTAATAGTTTTATTGGTTTCGGGGTTGATAGTTGCTGTGCGAATCCAGTCTCAAGTCAAGGAACTGCAAAAGGATTTAGATACACTTCAAAAGCGTGAAACATATGTTTCCGTTGTAAAGCTGCAAGCACAGATGGAGCAGGTTGAAAAGAACATATCTGCGTTATGGTCGTTCACAAATTCTTTAAGAAATCGTTTTAACGGTCATTAAGTATTGGTTGGTAAATGTTACAAAAATTAATATTCAAACCTGGAATTAACCATGACCAGACACGTTATGCCGCCGATGGCGGATGGTTTGATTGTGACAAAATAAGATTTCGTGCAGGGCTTCCTG